CAATAAATATAGGTATAATATCTCTCATTGGCGTTCAATGTCCTCTTCTATACAATCTTTGCCGTATTGTATCTCAATTAGTCTAAGTGGCTGATCAGTTTCGTTACACAATTGATGCCACTCATTCAATTTGATCCATGTTGATTGATGCTGTGCCGGGCTGGCCATCAAGTCACGATCAGTTGAATGTGGATCCACAGTATACACAGTGGCCTCACCTTCAGCCACAAACCAGAACTCTGCACGTTTTTCGTGACGTTGCATACTCAAACATGTTTTTGGTGCCACAGTAAGTTCTTTAAGTTTGACATGATTTCCCACTTTGTGTAGCACACGATAGTAACCCCAAGCGCGATCAGTTCGAGGATTTTTCCAGTTTTCAAGAATCCACGAACTAGAGTTGGCTTTGTTATTGCCCCCAACACCGAATACAAACTCTACGTCATCAAACACCTGTTCTGGAATGTTTTCAGACGTTCTATCTCCGCCGTTGGCAAAGATGATCTCATCGTTGGGATATTTTTCTCGGACCCGGCGGATAGCATCACAAGCAGTATCGTCACTGTCATCAAATGCAATCACTTCCCCGACCATGTGTAGGTTATCTAATATGGTCATGCGTTCACGCCAACTCATAAAAGGTCGTCCTTTTTTGCGTGTGAGCCAGTCTTCTGAGTTTAGGCCCACAACCACATGATCGCCCAGGTGATCAGCATGATTGAGTAAAGAGATATGTCCGGAATGTAGCGGATCAAAGCCGCCGGTTACTATAACAATTTTCATGCAGGTATTTACACCTGGATGTCTTCCATGCCTGCAGTTCTTAGACGCACTACATGACCCATTTGCCACTGTTTTGAATCCAGTCCTTTGAGTATGCCCAGCCAGCGGTTACGCAGGTATGCCACTTCATTGATCAGAGTTTCGTAGTCAATAACTTCGTCTTCGCCATCCACATACTTTTCAGCATCTCTTGAGGTCAGCGCACGAGCATAGCCTTCAAGATATTTTTGAAAGTGCTTTCTACGTATTTTGCGCAATTGAATATTGAGATAGTTTAGTACCGCCTCAATCTCTTGCAGTTGATTGAAACGATGTTCGGTGATACCGGGCAAGGCTGTGATGTTCTTTTCGACTTGGCCCGAGATTTTGCAGTCCCGTTTGGCATCTTGGAGTTCATGCTCATAGTGACTGATAAAGTCGGGAATAGCATCAAGTCCGGCAACTACTCTGGTATACCACATAATTTAGATTCTTCAAAGTATTGTTGTAATTTACGCATAGTATCCAAATGAGATGTTTCAAATACGTGTTTGGTTGATATCTTTTTTCTCAATAGACACGACAAAATTGGTTTCTCTAAGGTCAACTTCCAAACTCCATTGTTGTATAAAGTGGTTGTTTTTACATCTTTCCACTCTTGGCCATGTACATTATACGCATCTTTCTCTTGTTCTGTCAAATCATAATTTGTCACACTGTTGTCTCTGAGATCATAATTAGAAAGCATCAACTGATCTATTGCTATCCAGTTGATTTGAATGCATTGGTTGGCGACGATTTTCCCGTTGATCACTTTGGTGTCTTGATTGCTTTTGTTTGTGTAGCACAACTGTAGGTCAATGAATCGACTTTTTGCCTGGAGATTTTTGAATTCTAACTGTGTTTTTTCAATCACTACACCTTGCCACAGCATAGTTTGATCTATTAAAATCTTTGCCTGAGGGTATCTGTTGTCCACTGGTACCCCTGTCAAATCAATTTGAATTGCGTGAGTGTCTGTGTCAGTCAAGATTTGCTGAATTTCAGGAATACTGTCAATGAGTGCCAATGCCTGATCCCCGAAGAACAAATGAATCATTGCTGTAAATGGCATCAAGCACTGACAAATCTTCGTTGGCATAGGCAACTGGAATCCCCAGACTATCACAAAATTCTTGTGCTATCAGCCTTCTTTTCACTCGTTCTTCCAGCGTCAACGTTGGATTTTTCAGGTATACCCAATCATACGCCTGGGTAGGAGTATATTGAAAATCTTCAAGGGAGTAGTCTAATATGTCGTCAAACATCAATGTATACCCCAGTCTAATGTTACTTATGGTTCCTGAAAAAAAATACTTGTGTAGTTTTTTTAAAAATTCCAGGGTCAATAAAAAATCTTGCCAGGTTTCACTGTAAAATCCTATCATAAACAGCAAGGTACAATCTATACCGTGGTCATGGAATTTTGATATTTCATACAATAAATCTTCGGCCGTGGTGTTTTTCTTCATCTCTGCCAGCACCTGGTTGCTACCGCTTTCTGCACCAATGGTTAGACCATGTGCGCCCGACAGTTTCATCAGTTGAAAATCAGTGTCGGTCATTTGATTTTTGGCTCGGCAAATATAATTTCCGTGCCATCTGACCTGACTGTCAGGACTGGCTTGATTGTGTTGTGCCAAGGTCTTGACAAAATTTTTAAATTCTTTCAAAGATCCATTGACCAGACTATCTGTAAACTGAAACTTAAAAATTTTATATTTTTGACTCAGTGCAATGATTTCATTGGCAATCTGATTTCCTGATTTGAAATAAAATTTTGAATAGTTGCTGTGTTCTGAACAAAACACACACTGTCTAACACACCCTTTGGAACCTTGCACTAGTAATTTTTTCTCTCCATTGGTAAAAAGATAGTCGTCCAATTTGTAATCGTCAAAATTAGGATAATAATCATGATCAAAAACAGTTTCATTGGAATACAATGAATTTTGATATCTGTCTGGATCCTGTAATACCCTAATCAGTTCTATTTCGCCGTCGTTGACAATGGCGAAGTCTGCTAGTTTCTTTGCAATCATGAAACTTGCATAACTATTTTTCTTTTCAAAATAGGACAATGACAACACTGTAAAAAGACCTTTTGGCGGAGATGTACAACCCATGCCCCCAATTATTAACTTTACCCGTAGATTGGATTCCTTAATCTTTTTGCAAAGGAAATATGCAAATCTCTGTTGCCATAAACTAAAAACACTCAGTGCCACATACTGTGGCTTTGTATCATTGATTATTTTTATGAATTCATCAGTTGCTTGATGCAATAATATCTTGTGTTCGTTGAGTACTGTGGAGAAATCACTGTGATCTGGCAGAGTATTGGCCCATTTCAAATAGGGCTCATACTGTTGGTTAAAAAAAAATTTTAGGCAGTGCAGAGAAAAATCAAGAGTTTTGCAAGAAAAACCATGTTTTTCTACCGCCGATTTCAGCACGGCTGGTGCAATGGATGGTTCATTCAAATAACTCGGCGGCAACGAGGCTATTAATACATCCAATCTATTCATTAGTTTTCCCAGTCTTGGTCTTCGTCTTCTTCTTCATACTCATCCTCTTCGTCTTCCACCGCATAGTCCTTGTCGTTGTCAAGGTATGCGGTTAGAGCACGTTTGATATCTGTGTCGCCTTTGAAAGCCACACGAATATCTTCCACGTCACTATCATTGTCCATCAAGATCTGTATCACAGTTTCTGCGGCTTCTGCACGATCCACTGTGTTGACAAAACGTTTTAGTTCTCCCCAAATTTCACTGGCTATTGCTTCACTCATCTGCTGTTTCCTCCGGAGTACTTACCTCGGCTTTTTGATTTCCAAAGTCTGCCATGACCCGGTCCAGGCACCCTTCGTCGTTCTTTTCCCAGGCCTTGCGGAACTTCTTGATAACTTCGCCGTCACTGGTGGTAAACACCAGGCTGTTGCCCTCACGCTTGAGCATTGTTTTCTTTTCAATCAAATCAACCAGGCCAGAGTATGGACTCATGCCTGTTGTGTAAGGAATTTTCACCTGCACCCCTTCGAAAGGTTTGGCATAGCGTGTTTTCATAACTTTACAACCAGCACGGATACCACTCACGTCTGATACTTTGTTGCCATCTTCGTCTTCTTTGAGTTTCATCTTCTTCATGGCAACCACAATTGAACTAGCATAAATGAATCCTTGGCCGCCAGAGATCTTGTCATCAGGATCAAACATGTCTTGGCTTGCGTATGTGTGGTTGGTACATACCAGGCCCACATTGTAACTGCCAAACATGTTCACACAATTACGCACCAAGGCAGTAAGTGCTTTGGGTTTGCGACCTAGATCACCCTTCATTTCGCCTGCTTCAAACTGATTAACGTCTGTGGGTGTCAGCAACATACCCAGACTATCAATCACAAACAACACTTTTGGACGTTCGCCATCTGCTAGTGCTTTATAGTCGCTCATAAATGTGGAGATTGTTTTGGCCACATCATCAATCATGGCCATACTCAATTTGATCAATTTATCTGTGCTGGTGTCAACACCCAGTGCTTTGAGCCAGTCTTCATCTAGTGCGTTTTCACTGTCAATCAGCACCACAAAGATACCTTGCTCCTGTGCGTTCTTAACAATGTTGCCTGAGCAGATGTAACTTTTGCCTGCACCTGAGTCGCCAGCAAACACAGTGACCTTGCCCAGTGGAATACCACGATTGAAGTCTCCTGAGATCAGGTAGTTCAGGGCATAGTTGCCTGTTGAGATCCAGTCTGTTGGATCGTTAAAGCCAATCGACAGTCCGTCAATACTCTTGGTAATTTCCTTGCGGAACTTGCTTACGTCAAATGGTTTTCCCATGGTTTATGTCCTTATAAAAATCTTTAAAAATTGACCTACTGTCTATGCCTCTACGTTGATCCATTTCAGATATTGTATCAATTGATTGTTTGATATTTTTCTCAAACGGAATATCAATGTAGTGTAGCATGTTTCTATAACTGTCTTCAAGTAGGTAACCGGGCTTTTGGTTGATCCTGTCCTGCAATTTGCTCTTTACAGAGTTTAACACATCTTCCGGCAGATGTCTAATGTTTAGGTGTTCAGGATTTAGCAACGCCCCAATAACAAAACTGTTGTTATGGAATCCCAGAGCCTTTAAAAAATCCACGCAATCAAATACGGAGTTGTAGTTCAATAAAAAATGCAACATGTTAAAGGATATTTTATGACCCAACTGCTTGATCTTGTGTAAGTTTTCTAAAAAGTCCGGCCATGATCCGCCATATCGTATGTATTCAAATTCTTGGGCCTGAGTTTCCACGCTCACAGTCCAATGCACATTTGGGAATTCACAAATGGCATCAAATACTTGTGTGTCTACTTTGCTTAGATTAGTGTTTATCCTGATGTTTACATCGGGATTTAATTTTTCCAATAGCGTGAGATTTTCCTTCATCAACAACGGTTCGCCACCGGCTAGATACACATGTTTGAGTTGGCCAGCATGATCGTAAATATAGTTTTTAAAATCTGTCAACTGTTGTTGGTCTGGAGTTACGTGACGTATTTTTAGTTCATCACTCCACTTACTACTAAATTCTGGACTGCAATACACACAAGCAAAATTACACAGATTGGTCCATCTTATATCAACGGTTTGTAAATCAAAATTACCAACTTGATATGTGTCAACAGGTGTGTTTTTTAATTCACGTATGTAAAACACTCGATCACTAATGTGGTCAAATCCTCGTTTACCACGTTCTAAATCATAACAAGTACTGCAAGTCGACACCGATTGTTGATCAACAATTTGTTGTTGTCTAGACTGATTATTGTCCGTTAGAATTTGTTTGATAGATTGATCTTTAATATCTCCAAGTGGTCCAGCACTGCGAATACAATTCTTCACTGTGCCATCAAAATTGTACATCATGCCAGTCCAAGGCATGGGACAAAATGTGGGATTGGTTAGCATTTCCCGTGGTGTCATTTGTACTCTGGTCCCAGTGAAATTTCTGGCACAATTAATCCATTGGATTGTGCCATATCTAAAATATGTACCAGTGTACTAGCCCAGACACCCACGTCGGCTGCTGGTGGAACTGTTTTATCAACACTTGTGGCGATGTTGCCTGGGCGCACTATAGTGATATTTACTCCCGTTCTCCGATAATTTATTTGTCTGACTGCTTCTTCAAGGGAAACTTTTTGTATGCGATAGGCATCCATATCTAGTACAGGCAG